CGCTTCAGTTGCATTTGTTGTGTCTACTGCCCAAACAACGTGATACCAAGCAGATGCGTCACGGAATACAGACGTTGTTGTATCTTCCCCTAGATACCCACTGTCATAGCCGTAGGGCCATAGTATGTTAGGGTATGCGCCCTGTAAATTGTTCGACATCCGCAATGCGGTATCAACTGTTCCGCTACTAACCCCCAACTGCCCGGTATTGGCATACCCTGAAGGGACAACAACAGGCGGCTTTACCCAGAAAGACCAAGTGAAATTAGTTTGACTGCCTGCGCCTATTGTTCTGTCCAATCTGGGGTAACCAGAAGTCGACAACGGCTCCAAATGTATTGAGTTCTCTATCTCGTAATCATAGAAAGGCTCCGTGCCACCAGCACCAGCGGCAGCCATCATTAATAATTTAGCATCCATCAGTTAGCCCATAGCCTGTCCAGCAGTGAATCCATACCAAGTAGTGCCGCCATCGTTCGTAGTAAATACAAAGTAATCAACACCGTTATTAGTGGCGGTTAATGTAGGGGCAGTAGCGGCGGGCCAATCAACAGCCGCGGGCCAAGTAATAGCTCTGGCTGTAGAGTCTTGGATAATCTTTAGTGTAAAGGTACTTGTTAGCCCACTTGCCGCTGGATTGCTGAATGTGAAGGTAGTAGCTTCAGTAAGGTCATGCAGGAAATGTGTGCCTAAACGCAGGTTCACTGTCGTAGCGTTGCTTGAGCTAGTGACCGCTAAGAACTCTTCATAGATTCCTGAAGTAAAGGTTACTACATTGTTAGCGTCTGCTGTTACAGCCTTTGATGCTGCACTTGTGCCTAGAGTAGCTAAGTCAAGGTAGTTTAGTTCTGCTGCGGTAGAAGTTACACCATCTAAAATGTTTAGTTCCGCCGCTGTACTCGTAACACCATCTAAGATATTAAGTTCTGCTGTGGTAGAAGTAACTCCATCAAGAAGGTTTAACTCTGTAAAAGTAGACGTAACACCATCTAAGATATTAAGTTCTGCTGTGGTAGAAGTCACACCATCCATTATGTTTACTTCAGCAAGAGTAGCTGTAACACCTATAGAAGCTAATACTGTAGCTCCTGCTTCAGCAACCCAAGTCGAGCCATTTCCTACAATAAAGTTACCATCTGTTTTAGCTAACGCGCCTATTGCAGTAAGATCAGCATCAGCGTCTTGTAAAGCATCTATCTGTGTTTGTATGTTAGATGTAACACCATCCGTGTAATTAAGTTCAGCCGTAGTAGACGTCACACCGTCTAAAAGATTTAGCTCAGTAAAAGTAGACGTTACTCCGTCTAAAATGTTAAGTTCAGCAGCAGTCGATGTAACGCCATCTAATATGTTTAGTTCAGCGGCTGTTGATGTTACCCCGTCTAGTATATTTAGTTCAGCAGCAGTTGATGTGACACCATCTAATATGTTTAATTCTGCTGCGGTAGCTGTAACCCCATCTAAGATGTTAAGTTCAGCAGCAGTAGAGGTAATCCCAGTGCCATTAAAATTAATAGCGTCAACGTAAGCAGTACCATCAACATAGAGGTCATTCCACTCTGAGCCAGACGCGCCAAGATTGTAAGTAGCATCTGCACTTGGGAGTATATGCGATGAAACATCGCCAGTAAACGTGATAGTATCTGAGGCAGCATTTCCAAGTGTTGTATTTCCTGTAATAGAAAGAGTAGCCGCTGTTAGCGTACCTGTAAATGTAGGGGAAGAGACGTTAGATTTAGTAGCTACTGCGGTAGCTATATTAGCAAATTCAGTATTAATTTCAGTGCCATTTACTATCTTGGCAGAATTACCTGAAGATAAAGCGTCTTTAGCAGCGAAGTCAGTTGTTTTAGTATAATCAGTCACAGAGAGCCTCTAAAGAGTATTAAGTGAAGTAAATACAGCAAAGCCCTGTAGAATATACAGGGCTCTACTGTTGTTATTACCTAGATTCTAGGTATTAACAGCTAGTACAAAACCAGCTTCGCCGCGTACTACTTTAGTTCCATACAAAGTATCAGCAGTATATAGCGTACCTAGCCATTCTTGCTTATACTGAGTCTGTGAACGGACATTCATCTGTTCAGCTAGAACCATACACTCTTTATGCATCAGAATAGCCGCACGAATGTCGCCACCGGCTGTAGCTGCATTCTGCGAGGCAGTTTCCATAACAGGCACGTTGCTAGACACATAAACGTCTATACCATACAAGTTACCGATCTTACCATTCTCAACACCGCGACCAGCTACAAAGTCAGAGCTTACATAGCGATCAATGCCTAGAATAGTCTCACGAACTGAAGGTGGAATAGTCAAACTACGTCCGTCCATAGGAACGTCATTATCATCCATCAGTTTGATGAGTGCTCTAAGGCCAGCGTCAGTGAATACATCAGCGGGAACTACAGTGTTTTCTGCAAAAGCAGTTAGACCGGAAGAAGCGTCAACGTAGTATACAGCGTCACTAACCCAATCAGCAGGGGTAGGAGCAGCTACATAGCCACCAGTACCAAACTCAGTACCACGGTTAAACAAAGTAGAATCTACCTGTTTTGCCAGGCCGTAACCAGCGTCATCAGTATAGAACTTACGCAAAGTAGCGTGAGCCTGTACATCAGTAATGTCTTCAATTAAGCGTGAAAACTCATAATGCTGATCAATAGAGACCTGTACTTCTGTTTCTGTATCATTCTGCACAGTAACAGCAGTGTTAATGGCTTTTGCGTTAGCAGCGCCACGAATAGGCTTTGGAAGGTGAATAGTGTCACCTTTCTTACCTGACATACTAATTTTTCTGACCAAATTAGCCAGAACCAAGTTAGACTTGTACGCTGCAATAACCTCATCACTCCACAATTCAGGAATGAAAGTTGCCGCAGTCGTATTGTCTACGAAACCGCCAGTAGCGGGATAAGTTGAAGTAGTCATAATGCTTCCTATTTAAAAGTTATTTAACCCTACCCTCTGCGTATGCTTTCATTATTTCAGAAGACATATCTTGATAGCGGTCAGGGTCAGTTCTCATTAGTTTAATAATATCTGAGCGTCTATAGGTCTTTCTACCAGATGCAGCCCTAGAGCCACCTGAGGAGCCTGTAGAAGCCTGTCTTACCTGTGCTGACCTGCTAGATGCTTCTGCATTAACGGTTTGGTCAACAACACTTAGACGTTCTTCCCACATACCAAACATCTCATCAGCAGCTCCTAGATCATACTGGGTGTTAGCTTTAGAGAACAGAGCTTTTCTGTACTCAGAGCCATCAACCCACTCTTGGAACTTAACATCATTCAGGTGAGTCTCCATCTTAGGATACTTACGTTGTAATGTTGCTAAATTACTTGCTTGGTTAAACTTCTCAGCCTGTTCTATAGCTTGTTTGACAGCAGGATGATTTGATATCTTGCTCTCAATAGCCTTGTCAGGGTCAGTAAAAAAATCTACTTCTTCAGCAGGTTCTTTAGTCACTTCCCGCTTATCTATCTCAGTCTGAATATAGTCATCTACGACCTTCCTGAGTTGCCCAACTTCATCACCTTGTCGGCCTACTAAGCGTTCAGCCTCTTGGTGCATTGCTGCAACTTCTTTTAGCGACTTACCTCTGTACTTATCTGGTAGGTCATCCTCTGGCTGAGTTTCCTTTTCAGGCTCATCGTGAGGTATTTGAAAGTCTTCTTGCTGGTCAGTATTCTGGTTGTCAGCAGTAGTGTCGGTAGTGTCTTCTTCGACTGTGTCGATAATCGTTGCCATTATTAAACTCCGTGCTTCTAGCATTATGGAGAGGATTTATGCGTAGGCTACTGACCCCAATCTTGATAACCGTGGTCGGCAGTTGTCTTACGCTCTTCGTTGATTCTCTTCTGTCTCGCTTTAGCCCACTTCTCAGTTTCGCCAGGGAAGTGACCTGATAGGGGGTCTAGCTTACATCGGATAGGAGAGATAATCTTGGTTGCTGTTGCTTCACAGACCTTACACTGTGCAGTATTTTCTGTACTGTTTACCAGTGACTCAGTAATGTGACCCTCTGAACACTTAAAATCAAATAACAATCTCATTTAAGCCTCTAAGGGATTTGGTGAATCGTTTGCAGCGTTAAGTTCAAATTCCTCTTTACGTTGTGCTATTGACTCCTTAAAGGTAGCAATCTGTAGTAGGATGTCTAACTTACCGCGCCTAAAAAATAAGTCTTTTTCAGAAGAGCAGTTAGATACTGAGTCTAGTTCCTTCATTGACTCTTTTAGCTCTTCTACTAGTTGTTTCCAACCGTCTGTTAGAAACAGGGCTTCGTATGTCTCAAAGTATTCCTGTAACTCTGTGTCCATGTTATCTCCTCAGATAGTTTGTATTACCTTACTATTATAGCACACTTTTAATCAAAAGTCAAGCACTTTATTAATTTAATACCTGTTACAGTATTAGTAATAGAGTTACCACAAGAGCGCAAGTTGAAGCCCGTCTCGTTTCATTTTCACATCGAAAACAGCTGCTTTGATGGCATCTTCTGCCAATACTGAACAATGAATTTTCACAGGCGGTAATCCCAATTCCTCTGCAATCTCTGTGTTTTTAATTTCTGCAGCCTCATCAATTGTCCTGCCCTTAACCCATTCGGTCAGCAGAGAACTTGAAGCGATAGCAGAGCCGCAACCATATGTCTTGAATTTGGCATCTTCGATAACACCTTCCTTGTTTACTTTTATCTGGAGACGCATGACATCACCACAGGCTGGCGCACCAACCATCCCTGTGCCGACATTGTCATCATCATCGTCCATACGCCCTACATTACGTGGGTTCTCATAGTGGTCGAGCACTTTGTCTGAATAAGCCATATAATAATATACTTATTAGTTCCTAAATTCCCTTACACCCCAAAGGCTAATTGTAATAGCGTTTGCAACACTAGATCGGTAGGCTATATTAGCTGTGTCTTCTGCCATATACAAACCTCTAGCATATTCTAAAGTCAGCGAGGAATTAGCAGCTAGGCTTGTATCCCAATAGAGAGCTGTAGTCTCATCATAGGTAGTACCATTAGCATCAAAGAATAACCTAAATGTAGCAGAAGACCCGCTAGTATTGCACAGTATAATAGTTTCTATCCTATCTCTGTGGGCTAGCGGGGGGCTATGTACCGAAGTAGCAGTAGTAGAGTTTAATCTTACTTGTGCTAGTGGTATAGCGTTATCGACCATTTATCATCCCCTTCATAATAGGATCACGCTCTTTAGTTGCTACGTCACGTTCTTTTAGTAAGGTATTAGCTAACTGTACACGCTGGTTAAATTGCTTAGTATCTTCATCATCGCCAGAGTTAATAGCCTTGATACGATTAGTCTTAACATCCTCAGGCATAAGTCTAGTCTCTTCAGCGTACTTCTGTGCTCTAGCTTGTGCCTCAGCAGCCTGACCATTGAGTGCAGCAGTCTGGCTAGACTGGAAATCTTCCTGTAGTTTTTGAACTCTTTGTTGCTCTTCTTGTGCTTCAGGTGTTACTTCCTTAGACTTCTGAAGAGTTAGTATAAGTTCTTCACGGTTAGTGACACTAGAGTTATCTATAATAGCCTGTATTAATATATCATACGCAGGAGAGTCTGGGGACATAGTTTGGAGTAACTGTGTCAACTGAGCTGTTTCAAACTCTCTAGCCATAATACCCAATGTAGAAGTAGTATTAAAGTTATAGTCTTTAGCAGGATAGTTGTCAGGATCAAACTGCATATAACGCCACGCTGCTTTTTCAACGAAAGGTATAATAAAGTTATCTTGGAAGCCCAGGAGAGTACGCTTGTGACGCTTTATAATAGCCCCTAAGGAGGCTGATATACCACCATCGGTACGTGCCTGTCCTCCAAGGTCAGCAAGGCTGTCAATGGCTCCTGTAGCCTGTCGTACCATCTTCTGTAACTCACCAGCCTGTGCAAAGGTAATCTGATCCACACTGCCAAAGTTAATCGGCATTAAGGCTTCACTAGGATTACCATTAGTAAATATGGTTTTCCCAGGACGTACATCAGTGTTGGAACCACGAATAAACTTAGATGAGTTTACTGCCATCATAGGATGTATAGTATAGGCTAACGCATCTACGCGGGCTCTAATCTCTGCATCCAAGGCTTTTTGGCTATTGTAGGCTTTCTCGACTACTCCACGACCTCTGAACAATCCTGGTACTATATCCCATGCAAAGGCCACAATTGGCCTATCCTGCATCATATAGGGATTCTCTTCTGCTTTCAGTAGTGTACCACCGTTAGCAATGACTACAATGGCTTCAACAAACTCACCCTCGTCTTCTAAACCTTCATCTGACTCACCTTCTTCAAGATTAGCCTTCTCTAAGAGATATTTAGGCACTTCTCCGAACCATTTAACAAGTCTAACCTTGTCATCAGGAAACTTAGCCAAGTTAGGGTTTGGTTCTCTCTCAAGATCAGCAGTAGTGTCAACAAATATATCAACATCTTTATAAGTACCATTATTCTGTAGCTTTTGTACGCTGTGTACGGTTACATTCTCATCAATAGCAACACCAACGGACTCATCTATGCTAGTTGCTATAGGATCAATGCGAAAGTTTTGTGGCAACACAGGTCTTAGCTTAATCTTTACCTTATTAACTAGATTTACACCTACAGCAGTTAAGGAGCCGTCCATCATAGGCTGTGTGGCTACTATACGGTCTTCAGTTTCGTCTACTACTACCTCAGCAATACCGTTACCAAAGACAGCAGCATTGATTAGAACCTCTGATACACCCTTTCTTATTTTATTCTTAGAAAACTGTACCTCAAGTTTCTTACGATAGGCTATAATGTCTTCTTTATCAGGGTCATCTTCATCATCCCTCATATCAAACCAGTGTCCACGACCAAAGGTAGCCTCTTCTACTTCAGCTACAGAGGATTCTACAGCCTGTTGTGTCGCTGGTGTAATAAGCCTGGAGCGTTCTGAGTCCCTGGTTCTATCCTGGTTAGCCCAAATACCCCTAAAGATGCGATAATACTCATCATCTTTCTCTTCGTAGTTGTTTTTATAGTATTCTTGCCAGTCATCCACATAGCTCATAACCCAGTTTTCAAGGGTGGTTATGCTATTGAACTCATCATCTTTTTGTATCATAGGTTAAAACCCTGCTATTGCGTCAAGAGGTTCAAAATCGGACTCCATCTCACCGGGAGAGAAGTAAGTAACTTGTGCTAACTGGTCAATATAGGCTAAACTGTCTACTAAATCATCATGTACTAACTTACTAGGGAATTGAAAGAGCTGGTCTAGGAAACGACTATTCCATTCTCCTTTGTTTAGTTTAATCTTACCGTGTTCCATACGCCCTTGTAGCGACCACACAACCCTATCTACCTTCTTCTGGTTTCCGTGGTTAAGGTCTACGATATTAAAGTAAATACTTTGGCTTCGCATTAGGTCAGTAAGGTAGGGTAGTACAGCATTCTTTAACGCCCCCTTCTCAATACCAACTGCTAAAGGTCTGTGCATTGTAACTGCTTCAAATATCCTACGCGCTGTTTCCTCAACACCCCAGCGCCCATGCACTATCTGCTTAACCCACCAACCATCCTGTCCTACTTTAACAATAGAAATAGCTGTTTCATCTAATTTAGCATTCTTTGTTTTATTCTTACCTTCTTCAGAAAAACCAGCCAAGTCAACACTAATATAATAGTCAGCATCTTTAGGCTCTTCCGAATCAAAGATTAACCAGTCTTCCTTGAATATCTCAGACTCTAGAGCCTCAAAGGAAGCCATAAACTCTTGTCTAAAGCTGTAGGTGCTCATAGAGCGTTCAGCAGCCTTAATCTCTGTAGGGTCTAAGGTAGGGTTGTCATAAGAAGTAAAGTGCCACCCTTTCCAATCAGGATCGTCACTAATCTCTGCGTACTGAAATAGATCATAGAAGTGGTTACGTCCCATAGGAGTCCCTATGAACATAGCTTCACCTTTTAAATCAGCTAGAGCAGGGCGTAGGATTTGTTCCCACACCTCAGGCTTTACATCAGCATATTCATCTATGACTAGATACTTCAGTGAGACACCGCGCATAGTCTCTGGTCTATCGCCTCCTTTTAACGATATCTTAGCACCATTAATCATGGTGATCTGCATATTGTTAACATGGGTAGACTTAATCACAGGGTGGGCAAGCTCTATCAGTATATCCCACATGATATCCCGTGCTTGTCCCTGTGTAGGAGCTACATAGAATACCTGCCCTTTGTCAGAGCCTAGTGCTTCTAGGATCAGCTTCCAAGCTGCACAGCGTGACTTACCACACCGTCTACCAGCAGCAATGATCTTAAACCTAGTGGGGTCTTCAAATACTTCCTGCTGCCAAGGTAGTAGCTCTACTTGTAGGTCAGTCACAACTACTTAGCCTTTAATGGTTTAGACCTGTTAGAGGCTTGTACAAGAGCCTCCACACGTTCCTCAAGTGCTGTTATCCTTGCTTGTTGTTCTGCGTATGCTTTGTTTACCTGTGTCGCTACATCTTCTATGTCCTGCATTGATACTATCTTCATTAATTCTCCTCAGATTTTTATTAAAAACTTTATCCCAGTTATCAGTTATACATTGATGGCTAACCTGTGGTGCTCTTCGTCTAGACCCTTTACTCATGTACTCGCCTGATCACTTTATCGACACGTTCATTGTCAAATTCATATCAGCCCCTTTTAACCTAGTTATTTCTCAGGAGCGTAACGCCCATCCTGTATCTGCTTTTCAATTTCTTTTATTTTCTTTAGATCGGAATCCCGGAAGCGTTTAAAGGTTTTCTCTTGTTCCCTTCGCTTAGGAGTCAGTGTAGTCTTATCTTTACTTAGTTGTTTGTAGATTTTATCATTAGACCGAAACTGTTTGCTGGCTTCCATCAACTGTTGTTCCATCTCTTTCTTTGTCTTTATTGCCATTATTACTTTCCTTATAGCATTAATTTATTCAGGGAAACCTTATATTAAGTTCATCAATCTCAAAGTGTGGCATATCTACAAAGCCTATGAAGTTTCCACCCCATTTAATAGGAATATCTAGCTTCTCTGCTGTAGCTAATATACACTTAGACACTGTTGTTAGGTGCTCAGGCTCCCAACTAGCTTTACCGTCTACATAGGCATACACATCAAAAGCAACCCCATCCTGGTGCTTAGACCTGCGTACTAAACCATCACAGGCAGACACCTTAGGTATCTTATTAAACAAAGCCCTCTGTTCCGTACTGGTTCTTAAACCACCTGTTGACGGTATACCAAAGTCTATAGAACTAACTTTAATAGCCTCCTTTACTAACTCAATTAACCGAGCGTCTATACCTACTAAATGCTTCAGGGAGTTAGCACTAAGTTTAAAACTATTCTTTTTAAGCTTCATACTTACCTTTCCTATACTTTCTAGGTTTTATAGGCTTTACAGGCTTCATAGTTACTCTTAACTTAGGCTTTTTAGCCTTTTTAGTTTCTAGCACCGCCATTTAATCAATCTCCTCATAATCAGCCTCTAAAGGCTCTGTTGCATCAATAGCAACATCTTTTAAACCACTAATAGTAATATTAACCGATGTTCTACCTCCATTAGAAGCTATCTGGTCAAAGGCACTAACGGGCATTATTCTATCAACAACTAACTTCCATGCTGCTGCTTGATTCTTATGTTCGTCATTAAGGGCTGCATTTAAGATAGCATCTAGTACCTTTCTAGACTTAGGACTATTTAGCATCCTTGCTTTGTACTCGTTGATTATAGCTGCATCCCCCTTAGGTCTACCTACTGCGTTCCTAGAACCTGCTTTCTTAGAAGCAACTGCCTTCTTAGTCGGTCTACCTATCTTTCTGGTAGTGGGGCTACTAGGCTCTTTAGGGGCTATCATAAAGGTTATCCGTTTAAGTCTATATAAGTAGAGAATGTTTGTTACTATACAGTATATTATAACATACTTTTAAGTAAAAGTCAAGCACTATTTAGGATTAGTGTTAAACAGTGCTAATATTGTATGTTATTTAACTAGATTCAGCCTGTCCTTAAACAGTGCTGGCGGGTCTGCATTGTCAATGCTATCTCCGCAGAGGCTGCTCAGTCTATTAAGCCTTTATAATCAATAGCCTACACAGAGCCTTTCCAGGCTATGTAGTCTATTACAAGGCTAGGTCTGCATGGTTCTAATTTACCCTATTTTGTAGCTATGCAGGTACTGTCACAATCTACGCAGACCAGCGCCCTACCCCGGTCTAAACTGACTAGCCAGTCAGTAAAGCCTAGGCAGTGCACCAATACAGTGCAGCCGCACCAATACAGTGCAGCCTGGCGCACCAATGTGGTGCAGTCTGTATAGGCTTGGCATAGGCTAGCCAGCACTGTGCAGTTGTATAGGCTGGGCATATGCTGACGGTGGAGTGTGAAGGGCTATGCAGGTACTTCACAGCTATAAAGGAAGATAGAAATATGCACAATTAAATTGGATTAAATACTTGACATTACCTCTCAGCCTGTTAAAGTAACTACATCAGCGCAACAAAGCACTGTATTAACAAAGGAAACAAGACAATGAAGAACCAAAGACATATCGACATAGCAATGACGCATTACAGACTAGGTAACAAGCAGTCAGCTATCCAGCTACTAGAGGCGGGCATACGGAGCGCAATGAGCACTAGGACAGCCAACCTATACAGGAAGGCCTTAAATACTGTAAAGGGAGTATAAGACAATGAAAAACCAAAACAAAGTGTGGCTAGAGTTCGAAACCAACCCACCAACACCCGAAGCTATCGACCTAATGAATAAGATGCTAAACCGGTTGGACGCTGACTTGTTTTTCGATACTAATGACGATGGTCAATTGCTTTTGAGCAGATATTCTGGAGGCGGTTACAGCCTATGCACTGACAATGGCTCATGGTTCAGCCTAGATTCTTTCGGCAAAGACAAAGACTAACAATAAAGGCGCAAGGACGCGCCACAAAGGAGGACATAAAACATGGAACTAATTAAAGAAATAATGGGCACAGCCCTAGCTTTGGTAGTAATCAGCATTATCTGCGCAGGCGTGTACGCATATGCTTTCATTCAACTGATGATGCTATAAAGGATATTACAATGAAAAACATCACAAGACATAACGGTAAATTAGAAGTACTTAAAAGACTACCAAGTAGCGGTTGGGGTAATCCTAGATTT